GGCACAAAGTAGTGCTTTTCAATGTCTGCCCCTTCCAGGGCTTTCCATATATGGCCACTCTTCAGAGTCGGTGTTGAAGTCATGTAGATCTTCCTATTCTGAAAAGTCTTAGTTCGCTCTCTTGCCAGTGAGATCGGATCCGCTTCCTTCTTTGATGCTCCTGGGTACTTATCAACCTCATCAAGCATCAGATACTTAATGGCTTTACTGGCCAGTGATGAAGGTGAGTTACTTCCGGCCAGTGACAGATACATTCCCTCGAATTGCATTTCCAATTTCGAGGATTCGTTTTTGTTGTAGAGGTTCTTCAGACTTTTGCTCGCCAGGATCATCGGTTCCAGACGGTTCTCACTGATACTCTCTGCCAGCTTATCTGTCGGATATACGATCATCGTTGGGGATGGATCCTGCTGAATGATGTATCCGATCATATTTTGAAGCGCCTCTGTACCTCCTACCTGCGTACATTTGCAGAAGATAATCTCTTCTGTCTCGTAGTTTCTCAGCTCATCCATGACGTCTTTTAGGTACGGAGTCTTATCATTCCTCCACGGACCAGGCATCGCGGATGTCTTCGAGTCCAGCATTCGGTATTTGTCTGCCCATTCTGAAACGGACAGGTCTTCCGGTGGCTTCAACTGGCGCATAGCCTCCTTGATGTACTGAGAAGTGTTATACTTTCGTATCTGGATCCTTTTTCTTTTTAGTTCCACGTTTCTTCTCTTCTTTCGCATCTTCCGGACCTACGATTCCGGCAATCACAAACGCTCCGAGGAGGCGGTTGATCTCATCTGCGATCTCCTTCTCCACACGCCTGGACTCTGCCGGCTCCAATGCTCCGGATATCATTCCGATGATTCTTGACGGGAGTGCCATTGCGAATTTCTTAAATACAACAAAAAATTTTGAGTAGTCCATTTTGACTTCCTCTATAGAGATGTACCTTCCTGCTGCGATTTCTGTCTTGATTCGATGCAGCTCACTCTGTGATTCTTTTAGCATCGCGTCTGCTTCCATCTTTTTTTCTCGCAGTTCCATCTCCTTTTCTGATCGTCCTGCTTTTCCGTAGGCCTTCTCAGATAAATACTGGATGTAACTTTGAATTGTTGGAACCAGGTCATATCTGCGGACGCTTCTTCCGTCATCTATAATCTTGGTTGTCTTTATCACACCCTCCTGGGTTAGCTGCTGTATCCTTCGGACGCTGACTCCGAAGAGCTGAGCGATTACTTCCGTTCGGTAGTAGCTACCTTTTACTTCTCCGTTCTCACTCATGCCGAGCCCCCCCCTGATTACCGCCTGAAGTTCTTCACTCACAACGAAATCTCCAGGTTCATATCAGATTCACGGACTGCTTTCTTGCCCGTGTATTCTTCCCAGCGTTTTACGATTACATCGCAGAACTTTTCGCTGAGTTCCATCAAATAAGCATTGCGGTCCAGCTGCTCCGCTGCCATTAACGTGGATCCGCTTCCTCCGAAGAGATCCAACACGTTCCATTTTGGTTTAGAGGAATTCTTCATAAGCCTTCCAATCAACGGCACAGGCTTCATGGTGGGGTGAACATCATTTCTGGCCGGTTTATTCTCGTACAGAACTGTGGTCTTGTCTTTGAAGAACTCCTCAAGTTGCCCGATGTATGTGATCAGGTCTTCCTTCTTCATGGATTCCAGATCTCTCTCTTCATCCAGAAGCACCGTATCCTGTGTACGGTCATCGATAAAATAGTGGCCAGCGCCTTCTTTCCATCCATACAAGCATGGTTCATGTCTCCATTGGTAGTCACTTCGTCCGAGTACAAACGAATTCTTTTCCCATATCAGACACTCTGAAAGCTTCAGGCCGGCATCTACGAATGCCTGTCTGAATGTGAGCCCGGAACTCTCTGCATGGAATACATAGATTGCCGCTCCTGGCCGCATTACTTCGTAGGCTCTCATGTACGCCTGGTATATGAACTGATAAAACTTATCGTCGTCCATATTGTCATTTAGAATCCGATCCTGGCCTTGGCCTCTGCCGGATTCGCTCATATATTCCGTTTTTTCGCCATACGCGACATTGTACGGAGGATCCGTGATTACCAGGTCTGCCTCATCTCCTGCCAGCAAAGCGGCCACGTCTTTCGGATCCGTACTGTCTCCGCACATGAGCCGGTGGCTTCCAAGAATCCATACATCCCCGCGCTTTGTGATTGGTTCCTCGATTTCTTCGAGTTCTTTCTCTAAATCGAAGTTATCATCTTCAGCTTCCACCTCTTTTTCCAGTCGGATGCACAGATCTTCGATCTCTCCGGATGAAAAACCGGTATTCTGAAGGTCGTATTCGTTCAGATCGAGCTCCAGGAGCAGGTCTTTCAGCTTGATTTCGTCCCATTCTCCGGTTATTTTATTCAGAGCGATGTTCAAAGCCTTCTCATCGTTCTTATCAAGATCGACAACGACAACATCTGCCTCTTCATACCCTAAGTCCGTGAGAACAGTCAGCCTTTGATGCCCTCCGATCACGGTTCCGTCTGAATTTATGATGATGGGATCCACATACCCGAATTTTTCAATGCTTCGCTTGATATCCTGGTATTCTTTGTCCTCAGGCGTCAGGGCTTTTCGCGGATTATAATCAGCTGGCCTGAGTTCTGAGAGCTTTCTCTTCTCCATCTTCATTTCAGTGTTCATTTTGGCTCCTCCTTTCTGGATTTTTTGGCCGCTGAGTGGGTAATGCGTAACGAAATGGACGTTTAAAAAAAGGTCATATCCGGTCAAGAATCGGACCTTCCTCGCCCCGCTGTGAATATTGCACAAAAGTAGTACCTACTCTTTGTGCACTACTGACAAACAAAAAAGCAGCCGTATTTTCATTGATACGACTGCTTTCATCGCGTGCCACCCGGCCGCTCAGCTACATGAGCACGAGGCGGCTGTACCGCGCTCTCTCTGCTCTCCTTGCCATGCGTCTATAGTAGCACTCATTGATGTCTTATGGTGTCTTATGTTTGCTTACGTTGGCTCTCAGGCCTCCTGTGCCTCTGTGCATCCTTGCTGCCTGATGGCTGGGCTGCCTTGCCCTTGCGTGGCCTCGCCTGCCCGCTGCTGTGTGTGCTCTGGTGGCTGTGCTGTGCGTGGCCTCCTGCCTCTCCTGCGGCCTGGTGTGTGCACGTGCCCTGCTCCCTGTGCACCTGGTCTCCTTGCTGCCTGGTGGCTGGCTGTACTGTGCCAGCTCCTCTAGCCTCTCCTGCACAAGCATGCCCATGTATGCCCAGCAGCTTTTCTGATCATGTTCCCCGGCTATCATAGATGCCCTTCTGAAAAGGCACAGATATTCCTCCGGTGTAAGGCCTGTCTGATTCCCGTTTTTCTTTTCCGGATTTTTCTTCTCGAATAAATTTGCCGGTAAATTTTCGGCCCATAATTTTCCGGAGATTTTTTCCGGTAAATTTTTTTCGGGTTTTATTTTCCGGATTTTTTTTCGGCCATTTTTTTTCGCCATTTTTTTGCCTCGCTTTTTTGCTGGATATATTCTTCGTACTTCTCACGTTCTTCGCGTGCGATTTCTCGTACTCTCGCATTCTGAAGGAGCATTCTGATGGCTTCGTTATACCGGTTATTGCACTGACTGCGGCTCATCGGGACTGCGATTTCTATCTGTCTCCAGCTCATCATGTCAATGTGCCGGTATTCGCAGATCTCTTTTTCCAATGAATCCTCCGGCAGATATTCGATGATATCCATGACTCTGAGAATTGCCTGGTCTACTCTGGCCTGCTGTCTTTTCATTCTCGCGTTCATCTCTTCGACCATGGCCTTAATTCCCGCCGGTTCATCAACTCCGTCATGCTCCGCGCTGATCATCTTTTTTCTGATTTCGATAGCCTTCTTCTTTTGTGCTGCGCGGAATCTCTGGCCGAGAATCCACTTCAGGACGTCCTCGTCCCTGATCTGCTCCGTCTCCATGTTACTTGCCCTCTCTTTTCTCCGCTAAAAAGTAAGCCTTGCCTCCGATTATCCTGAACTGGCAGAGCCTCCGGCTCTTATCATCCCAGTCCACAACGTCTTCTCCTCTTGCCTGGAGAACTGCGACTGTGTTCTCCAGGGATTTTAAAAGGAGCGGAGTTGGAACGCTGAGAATTGGTCTCAGCTCGTCCGGAAGTGTTCTGAATTTTGTGATTTTACTGTTTTTGTTCATCTGCGTCTCCTTGCGAATCTCTTTCTGCGGCTGCCTGCATGATTGCTGCTGTAAATGCCTCTAATGGATTTACCATTTTTACCTCTTCTTTTTGCTGTGTATTGTCAAGGGTTCTGATTGAGCAGAGGACGCCCATCGCTACTGCTACTGCTAGATCTTGGTTCTTTGTTTGCTCCATTGTATAGAGATATGACTGTAGATATATCTCTGAATATTCTTGAATCTTTTCAATTTTCATTACAGAATTTCTCCTTTTATGTATTCCATTGCTACTTTTGCGGTAAGATTTCCGATGTTGTAGATCAGCTTACCCTGGTCTTCATCGTATTTCGCAAGCTCTACCAGATCGTGCTGATGTCCATAGCTCAATATATGCTCGATAATGCTGTATTTTCTTTCACGTTCCGGCCATATGTGTGGGATTCCGATATGCCAGCCGTCATAGAGTCTTTCCTTTTCGTATTGAATTCCGTCTTCGTCCAGCATTTCTGAAAGATTCAGTATTTCCATATAACTTCCCATCGTTGCCAGCTCCTTGATCTCGCCATCGTAATTCCACAGGCCCTGCATTCCTTTGGCTGGAATCGGTTCTTTAAACAGCACAGGGTTTTCCATAATCCATGCATATCTTCCTGGCGTAAAATCTCCGAGAATAAGTTCTTCCGGTACGGTGCTCGCCAGTCCATTTCTGAACGTTTCCGTGATCTTTGTGCATCCTGTCAGCACTGCTTTTCCGACGATTACTCCTGTTGGGACGTGCTCCTGACCATTGACACGGTTAATCTGAAGAAGATCTTCTATGTATCTTCGGTCCTTTGTTGGCAGAATCTTTCGCACTTGGCTGTATGGCTTCTTTGATGCATGGATCAAGATTTCTCCTCGGTATTTTGTTGGCCAGCTTCTGGTTTCCATGTGTTTACACCCGACTGCGAGCAGCGTTGCCCATGGCTGCCATAATGTTATCGCCTTCATAGAATCTCTCCCTTCAAAATGTAGAAAAATAACACCAGACCGATGATATCATCGACGATCCGTGGCTGCACTTCCCCGTAGAAATTCTTTTCCAACGCCATCCACGCCAGGCTAATCACTATAAATTTGAAGATTGCGGTAAAAAGTGATAAAACAAATGGCATTTTTTCTTCTTCCTCCTCTTCTTTCTGAGGTATGAGCAGGATGTATCCTGGTAATTTTTTCTCTTGTTCTTCTCTGCATTCCGGGCATACCTGCATTCCTTCCGGAATGACTGCCCCGCAGCAGATACATCTATTCTCCTGCATAATTTCCTTTCCGATTCTATATAATTCCATTTTCCTTGCTACGATGTTCCATTCAAACCGTACTCCGGCGCCTTCTCCGTATACGCCGAGTAAGAAAGGAATTCCCTCGTACATTCCCTTATCATCACAGCGAATGATTCCATAGAGGTCTTCTTTCGGATAGTAGACTGGCTGTCCGCTCATCGTTCTGAGCTCTTCGATTGTTAATGGTTTCTTCAGTTCTACTTCTTCATTATCTGAATCAGCTGCCTCTTCAATCAATTGATCAGCTTCCTCTTTCATGTATCGTGCGACATTCTGATATCCGGTTGTATTGGATACCTCATCAAATCCTCTGAAGCGCACCCTTGCTGGATACGCTCCTGTGATTTCTCCTCTTTCAACTTCCACGACGATTGCCCATCCGAATGCATGAAGGATTGTATTCATGAACCAGAGAAGTCCTGTTTTTCTAAATTCCTGCCACGTCTTTTTCTTTACCATTATGATTCCTCCTTTCTGAAAAGATCGGCCAGGCGTTCTGTGATGCGCTGCCATACAACCGGTCCGATTCCCTTTGTTCCTCGAAGTGCTGTCTTCACGTCTTCCAGTTCAATTCCCGGCACAGACTCTCTTCCGTCCTGGTATCCGTTCTTATATACGTCCGTCAGAAACTCTTCCATCTGCTGATGGTCGTATTTCTTGATATTCTTGTACATAACTCTATTGATCAAATATCTATCTTTTTGTTTTTTCATACCGTTCTACCTCCTCGATTGCCTGCTCTGGCCAGGTTGCGAAGGCAGCAGTCCCGCCTGCCGCCTCGATTTCTTCAATAGTCTTTTCCTGAAGCTTAGATCTAACGCCTACTACCGGACGTTTGACCTCAAATCCGAAGTAATGGCCATCTTTGATCATCATGATATCTGGAGTCCCACCTTCACTGTAGGCTCCCTGGCTAATCTTTCGGACGAATGCGTTCGGGTATTTCTTCTTCAGTGCTGTCTTGATCTTTGTCTGATAGTATCCTTCACTCTTGATCCGCTTCCGGAGCTCTGCCAGCGCCTTGCTTTTCCTTGTGATTCCCTGTGATTCCATGAAACTTTTCACGAATGCGGTTTCGTCGAAATTTTTTTCGTAATTTTCTAACATGTCGTTTTCTCTCCTTTTCCTGCTGCTTCTCCATGTATGCTTTCAGATATTCAATCTGGCCGATATCGTCGAGCTCTCTTGCTTCTCGCCTGGCCGGAGAGTCCTTGCTTTTGACAATCATATAGATTGCTATCAGGAACTCTGTTATTCCAACCGCAAAGACTGTAATCAAAACAGCAATTATAACTCTTGCCGCCATCTCTCTCCTCCGATCTATACAGGTTCGGCTTCCTGGAACTCATCGGCCGGGATTTCCTGTTCCTGAAATAGTTCCCTGTTTCCCTGGATGTCTTCCATGAAGTGCGAGGCTTCTTGATCAGCAATATGGACCAGGAGAACCAGTGGGAACTTCTCGCAGCTTTTGTTGAATGCCTGGACTTCATTGTACGTGCAGTCTCCCATTCCCATATGCCACCGGATTGCGTAGCGTTCTTCCATTGTGAGCTTCATGAACTCCTCGATCATCATGGCTGACTTTTCTCCGTGGCCGTATGGATTCTTATCATTAACCACATAGGTCGGCACGGATTCCCATATGAACTGGCCGGCATTGTCTTTCTTGACCTGCCGTGCAGCTGCAGCATTCACCTTCTCCGGATCATAGGTCTTCTGGTTCCTCATCTCCGTTTCATAAAAATTTGTCTTGCACAGATCGTGGAGGAGTGCCACGATTGCCAGTGTCTCTCCTTTGAATGTCGCCACGTCTTTTCCGTGTACCTGGTATCTGAAGGTATCATTTTCTCCTGGCAGCAGTTTCCCGATCAGTGCATCATATACATTCAGGCTATGCTGCAGAAGGCCTCCCTCACAGGAAAGATGGAATTTCGTACTGGCCGGAGCCGTATAGAAGTCGCTCTTGTGGATGTAATTCATAAGTCCATCAAATCCATGTCTTTCTGATGCTTTGCTCAGTAATTCTTCAAATCTCTCTTTATTGTTCATCGTCGTTCTCCTTTTCAAATAAATATTTGCAATCCACATCTGTGAAGATCAGATTCCCGTTTGTTGTAAAGTGCACCAGGTGTCCGCACCCGCATTTCCTGCATTTCACGATCCGGCCCTCTTCAATCTTTGACAGGAGGCGCGCTCCGCACCGGATGCACCGATTCCTGTCTTTGCTGTTTTTATCCATTATTTTCTTAATTGCCATCTATGTTCTCCCTTCGTCACTCTGGATCGGCGGCAGCATAAGTGTAAAACTCATTCCGTCATCGGATATCCAGACTCCGTATTCTTCGCTCCATGTCATTCCTGGCAGCAGGTCGCAGATGTATCTGCCTTCCTGCAGTCTGCATTTTTTTTTGAAATACGGACCGTATGCTTTCTCGAATGCTGGAATGGCCAGCTTCTCTGCAGCCAGGTCCATTGCCTTGTCCACATCAAATTCTGAAAAGATCAACCGACTAATCTCTTTCATGGTTCCTGCTTCTGTTTCCTGATCAACGATTCTCTGAACTTCCGCTATGATTTTGGGCGTCTCTTCTGTCCGATCTTCCTTCAGAACAACCATCCCACAGGTGATCATTGCAGAAATTGCACATTTTGTTTGTTCTCTGATCCTTTCGCAAATCTGCAGGTATCCTTTCGCATATTTTGTTTTTAATTCTGCAAGAGGTACGTTTTCCCTGTTTTTCCGCAGAATATCAACGTTTTTCCGGTATTCGTCCATATTTGTCTCCTGAATGTTACTCCTTCTGAAAAAAGTTAGGAGTAACAAGAAAAGCCTTATTTTATGCGGGTTTCGAGGTATGTTACTCCTGTTACTCCTTTTTTTTAATACACACCGTTTTTTTTAAGAATTTGTCATGCGATGCAAGAATTTCTGCAACATGTGACAAATTTCAAAATATTTTACTGTATATTTCTTAAAAAAGGAGTAAAAGGAGTAACAAGTGCCCTCAAAGCCTTGATTTCTGCGGGTTTCGGTGTTACTCCTTTTGTTACTCCAAGCGTTACTCCTTTTTTTAAGTGCGAAAAAGGAGTAACATTTTGAATGTTTTGCACCCGCTTTTTAATTAAATGGTAGGTCGAAGCTCTCTTGAACCGGCATGAATCCGTCACTGTCTTTTTTAACTGGAACTGCCGGCTGCTCTTCTTCGTCATCAATGTCCACGGCATCTTCCTTTTCAGATAATTTTCCGATGCTGAATTGTACGAATTTGCAGAGTCGGTTATCAAATCTTTTCGCTACCTGGTAAGTCTTGCCCTTGTGGTCTTTCCTCTCTGTGGCTACAATCAGTCCTCTGTCTGCCATGTACTTGAGTGTCTTTCTTGGACTGTATCCTGCTTTGGTCAAGGCTTGATTCAGAGCCGATGGGAATATGTACACCGTGTTTCCTGATTCTGAAAA